TATCTATGCCGTTTTCATATGCGTCGAATATTGATTTTTCGTCTACGAGAAGTTTTGATTGAATATCGCATCTTTTAAAATACTCTAATAGATTAGATGTCGTTTCTGACATCTCTCCACCTCTAGTACAAGTTAAGGAATGAATTTTCATGGAAGCTGATGTTTTAGAAGAATTTAAACGCTGTAAGGAAGACCCTACACATTTTATGTCTAAGTATGTGCGTGTAACACACCCTGTTAGAGGATTAGTCCCCTTTAAATTATACCCATTTCAAGAAAGGATTGTTGGAGAACTTCAAACAAATCGTTTCAATATTCTAAGAAAGTTTAGACAGGCAGGGTGTACAACCATAGCAGCAGCCTATGCATTATGGTTGGCAGTATTTGAGCGACACCAATCTATCGTTATTTTGTCTAAAGGTGATACTGAAGCAACTGAGGTGTTAGATAGAATTAAGATTATGTATGAAGAGCTTCCATCTTTCTTGCAACCAGGAATAACTGAGGATAACAAGCATACACTAAAGCTAAAGAACAGGTCAATAATTAAATCAAGACCTTCAGGCAAGCAATCAGGTAGATCTCTAGCTGGTTCTTTCTTGATTATTGACGAAGCAGCCTTTGTTGAGTCTATTGATACAATCTGGGCAGCGGTTTACCCAATTATCTCTACAGGTGGTCGAGCCTTTATCCTATCAACCGTAAATGGTGTTGGTAACTGGTTTTATGAGACTTACTATAGGGCCATAGAGAAAGCTAACTCTTTTAATGCAATTGATATTACTTGGCAAGAGCATCCAGAGTACTACAGGGTTGAAGGGTTTGAAAAACTATACGAGCAAATGGAGAAAAGAACTCCTCCTATGAATGTTGATGATTGGGTAGCGGTTACAAAATCCAACATGCCTAGAAAACAATGGCTACAGGAGTATGAGTGTGAGTTTTTAGGCACAGGAGATACTTTTATTGACGGATCACTTCTTTCCCACCTAGCTGAGAGTGTAAATTCGGGATACTATACCAAGTATAACAATAGAATGCGCGTTTGGAAGGATCCTGAGCCTTTTTATGATTATATTATTGGAGTAGACACTGCTTTAGGTAGAGGTAGAGATTACTCCGCAGCACAAATAATAAATATGTACAATGGAGAGGTTGTTGCGGAGTTTTATAGCAACAAAACACCTATTGATGAGTTTGCATCCATCCTCAATAAGGAGGGTATTTATTATAATACAGCTAATTTAATCGTAGAAAGAAATACTGTTGGAAATCATGTCCTTGATTTACTCTATAATAAGTTAGAGTACGAAAATTTATGGCACGATGAA